TACAAATATATGTGCCTGTTTGCGTTCCAAAGTCTCTTGTATAGACCTCATAGTGCATGGAACCGATGAATTGTTTCTGCACTGCAACGACTCCATAGTCCATACAGTTCCAAAACTGTAGATTATGAAGTGTCATATCTGGGTCTGGTATCTCAGGAGAGGAGAGAAAAGCGCTTATTGGTAACTTATCAAACATTGCAGCATAATCTGGTAGATAAGTTTCAAAATAAAACGCACGGCCAGGAATACTTTTTGCAGAAACCCACACTCCTTTCACAAATTCACCATGACCAGACTTATGATCAGTCAAATACTCCTTACGAACCCATACTTCATAAGAAGGCAGATTAGTAATCAGTGTACTCATCGACCCTGACCTCGATATCTTTTCTTTGCTCGATTGCGACTGGTTGCAGAGTATCGAGTATGTTTACCTCTTCCCTGACTTGTTTTCTTTGGACGAGCCTCAATCGTGGGCGTACCCATACTAAAACGAACTGCCATTACTTTCTCCTGTCTTCATTTAATGGTGAACCGAAATAATCACGATTCACAAAGTATAATAATACAAGTGTAAACATAATACCTAGAAAACCAACAATGAGTATTGGTGACTGTGGTATATCATAAACTGGAACTGTCATTTAGCTTTAAAATAATTGTACATAAGATAGGAATAATATCCGAGGGCGGAGAAACACGCTGCTCCAATCAAAACTTCCATTACTTCTCCTTGGTCACGTCAATGATTTCAACCTCATCGGGGTCGATTGCATCTTCTCTTCCTTCATCGAATCTCTGAACCAGTATCTGCATTGCATCATACTTACCTGCTTCACTCAACAGACCTTTGGAGAGTTCGCGCCCATTATGTATCAGACGATACTTCTTTTCTAATTTACCTTTTACCATAATAACTCCTTAATGATGTGGATTGTAAAAATATAACATGTAGATAATCACAAAGATTATCACAATAAAGATGAGACCAGCCATCAGATTACCCTCGTCTTCTCATGACCGACTCTTATTCGTGGGTCACACCACGTTACCATACCTTCTTTCTTTGCATCTAAACAGAACGATACATCTTCTCCGCACATATCCTGTACATTCCCACTATC